AGAGAATAGGTGGGCTGATGGTAATTACTACGACACTATAGAGGAGGCACTAGATTGTTTTGCAAGAAGAACATAAAGAAACCTGTTGTGTGTAAACGTACACGCCAAGCATTACGCTCCGATAAGTCGTGGCGTAGTGCCTACTTAAAACAAATGCTACAGAAAAACAGAGGAGATACTGATGGCAGGAAGACCCAAGGTAAACAGAGGTAACCATTCAATTAAGATAACTAAATCATTGTATGACTGGTGTGCTAAGAACAAAGAACCAGTACCTACTATCATTAGTAAAAACGCAATGTACTACTGGGTAGATATATCCGACAATAAAATAATGGATGAATTACTACTTTGGGCTGACTATTGGAAACAACGCGGCAACGTCGCTCGTAGTTTGTGTATATCTTCAGGCTCACTCATTAAGTCATACAATACGTACCCCTTTGACAAAGGCATCTCAGTCTGATATCTCAGTTGTACAACTAAACTAATTACTAACCTAATGTCGTTTACGGAAAGTCCGTAGACGGCTCAACCCAACCAAGCTATGAGAGGAAAACAAATGGCTTTAGATAATAGATTTTACCAAAAAGAATACTTCAACTTAAATACAAACTTTCAAGTACCACAACACTTAGACTTCCCCATTAGATATGAGCATACACGCTTCAAGGGTAAGAAGTACGTCATCAACGGCAACACCAGTGAGGTGTTAGGTATTGTAGGTGATGGCTTCCCGTCTGTACCACATGGTGACTTCTTCAGAAACATCGTCAATGCAATCGTAGAGAACTTCGGTTCAGAGGATACGTCAGAGGTTATACCTAAGTTTAGTTCAGCACATAATGGTGCAGTTGCATTACTAGATATAGCATTCCCTAACATATCTTACACTATTCACACCAACAAACACACAACTGAGATATCTCAACGAGCCATAGTATGGCACGGTATAGACGGTACTAAGAGTAACTTAGGTGTGTTCGGTGCAGTCGATGACTTTTGTACTAACGGATGTATTACAGGTACATACGAGCAAGTACGCAAGAAGAACACATCAGGCTTTAGTCTTAGTAACTTCGTTAATGAGATAAAGCAGTCACACAACAACTTCATAGAACACGCTAAGTACCTACAACTTATGGCTGACACAAACTTCGGTGCATCTCAAATGGCTAACTTAAAAGAATTACTAGAGCCAATGGGTATGTCTAAGCGTATGGCTAGTAGTATGCATGACTTGTTCTTAGATGAGGCTTCTGTTAGAGGTGCAAACCTGTGGTCACTGTACAGTGCCATGACTAACTACAGTAGTCACACTGATAATGGCTTTAAGTTAAAAGATATGGGTAATGATACCCGTGCCACATCAATGTGGGATCGTGAACAGAAGGTAGTCAAGTGGACTAACTCAACAGCATTTAAGGAGCTACTAGCGGCATGAGTAATAAATCATTCAACATAGTTATGGAGACACAACAAGATATACATTTTGTTCCTTTATCTTATGATCAGAATAAGTATTTTGTTATGTCTTTTTTCGGAAAGGATAATGCCTTGCAGAAATGCGAGGCACTACAACATAGGTTTTCTGATTATAAATTTTCTATAGATGAGAAACCACCCAGTAAGCATATAGGTAATGCGTTTCCTGAGATGTTTAAGGAAATGATATTCATTATGTTACGAGGCCACCCCGATGTTAAAAAGAAAGCATCACACCTAACCTTAGTGAAAGGATAACTAAATGATCTTACCTACAATTGCCCCAGACAAATGGGTTGAACTACAAGCAGAGATATCTGGCGAATGGTTACAGGATGCTGTATCAGACTACCCCTACGTAACACAAAAAAATGGCGATGTTACGTATACTGATAACGCTCAGTCTGTATTCAATAGTATTTACGATAAGGTTGACGATATACTCCATATGTTTTTCATTAAAGGTGATAACTAATGCTATGGTCTGACATCTTAAAAGTATTCCTAGTTCAGATGTTTGGTAACGAAATAAGAACTAAGTCAAACTTTAAAGTAGTACAACATAAAGCTTGGACGCCTTCTATACTCAATGAAGAACCACCATTTTAAACAAGGGAATAACTAATGAATGTAAATGACTTTAATAGAAAAACTTTAGTAGATGTAGTTCATACACCTTATAGCTTGGATGACTTACAAACTTATCTACTTAAAACTAAGGGTATATCCGCTACTCTAGCTAGCCTTATGATGTACAATTTTATGGCTAATGAATACAATACTTTGTTAGATACGTTACAAGAAAGAAAGGATAACTAATGCCAGTATACCGTATGTTTGTCGAAGGTACTGTTACAAGGCCTATCATTATTAAAGACGCTAAAGACTTACCTGAAGCTAAACGCAGAGCTATCAACAAATGGGCAAACCTTACCGATGGTTCATTAGATACAGGTAAGGTTACTCAGTCGTGGGTAGTATCAGGTGGTAATGGTCACACATTAATACAAGAAAAGGAGGAATGATGATGAAGAAATATAAAGTTAAAATAACAATAAAAAAATCTTATGACATTTTAGCTTCTAATTCTGAAGAAGCTCGTGAACAGGCAGTAATAAAGTTTCAACAAAAATTTGGTAAATTATCATTATATGATGTATTTGATTTTCTTGTAGATGGTTCACCTTATGTAAAGGAGATAACTAATTCAGAAAGGGGGGAAATAATATGAGTATAGTAAGTGGCTTAATAGCTGTGATGCTATTGATAGCTTTTACAGCTACATCAACAGTAGTAGAAGATGACGCTGTCAATCAAGATGATAGTACTACAACTACAACAACTGACGAGTAACTTAGTTGTATAACAACAAGGTATCCCTGCTTCTTGGGGTACTTTAATTTAACCTAAAAGGAATATGTAAATGGCATTTTATAATTACGGAACAGTAAGAATTTACACAGTTAATAAATCATACAAAGTAAAAAGAGGTAAGGGTTTTGAATGGAAAACACATACTGATGAAAGTAAGTTCGCGTATGATTTGATACATGAAGATAAGCATGTATGCGACATAGAAGACTATATTGAGTTACAGAGAACGTGGATACGACGCTTTGAGTATGGCTCGTTAAAGTTTGAATACACTATTAATGAGGTGGCTTGATATGAAATTATATACAGATAGCGAGGGTAACTGGCGAGGTACTCAGGCTGAAGCTAGGCGAGAGTTTAACAAGTGGTCAGTTGTAGAAGTACCCACAAATAAAGTTGACCTCTTAATATTCTTAAATGATTTTGATGTAGGAGAAGTTGACCTTGAGCCTAAGTTTTTTCCAGAGAGGCCTAAGTCTGCAACAGTCTCACCAATAGATGAGAGCAACCTTAAGACAGCCTTTGAGCAAGCAGGAGCGGCAAGAGAATCCCTTAGACGTGTCTTTGAAAAACTAAAAGAGCTAGAGGAGGTACATTAATATGAACGATGAAATAAATGCATTAGTTATACGACTAAAACGTGTAGCAGAATTGATTTGCATAGATGCAGGAATGAAATCTAGGCCTAACGTTTTAGGTCGAGCTAAAGAGATGGTAGCGTTAATCAAATCATTAGAAGAGAGGCTCGATAAATGAGAAGAATAATAGTAAGTAGCACACACCCCGTGAAGTCGCTACATGGCAACACGCAAGCTGAATGGGATCTCATGTCACAAAAAGAAAAGCTAACGTCTTGGCTAAAGTCATGCCCTATGGAGTACCTTGAGGTAGAGGATGCAGGAACTATAGTAGTAGTTAACTTTTTTGTAAAAGAGGATGCTAATACAGATGATACACTATTACGTTAGTATAATTAGAAACAAAACTAATGCCTTAAAGATACCACCTAAATTTTATAATCATTGTGTTAGGTATAAAGTAAGAGTGCCAAAGATTATTAGTTCTAACAGGTGTTACCTTTGGGTTGATATGGATGACAAAGAAGGCCTTGACGAGTTACTATTAGAGGCTGACTTTATGAGCAGACAAGATAATAGAGCATTGGCTTTTTCTGCTAATGCTTTGACTAGAGCATATAACAATAATTGTAAGGAAAGAAATTAAATGAAAATGGTAGATAAAGTAATATACAATGTTGCATTAGTTATAGTAGCAATACTTTTTATAGGATTAGCTTTTGGTAAATAATAACAATGATGATGGTGTGGATGATGACCCCATAGATGATTGGGCATCCACCGACCTAACAGAATTAAATGAAAAAGGACAATATGATGTGGCTAACAAAAAAGATGTCAACAAAAGTGTACCAGTACGCAATAAAACAACACCTGTTAAAAAGAAGGAACGCTAGAAATAAGTGTCGTTTGATAGATGCCTTTATGGGTGACGGTTATTGTGCATTAGCTTGGACATTCTACATTACAGAAAAGCACCCTAAATGAAAAAGAAAGCATTAAGTATAAGTGATAGTAGTACAGTGCGACAGGCTTGTGAGTTTTACTTTAGAACACCTAAGTTCTTAACACTTACAGGTAACACCCAAAAGGATTACGAGGCAGTCTTAATACACAATTGCAATACACCTATTCAGAATAACAAATTGTTTGGTGGTGTTAAGCTTAAAGACGTACGCTTTAAACATATTACTCATTTGTATGATACATGGTTAAATACGAGAGGTGTTAGACGCGCTAATTACCACGCTACTTGTTTAAGTATATTGTTTAATACAGCTATCAGGCATGAAGCAATGATAAGCAATCCTGTATCCCTTATACAAAGAACAAAGAACACCCATAGAAAAGTTAAGTGGACTGAAGAACAAGTAAAGGTATTCTTAGATACAGCTTACAGTGATTTTAGATGGCGTTCAATTGGATTGATAGCTCATATGGCATACGACTGGGCGCAACGTATGGGCGATATGCGATTGCTACAATGGTCTAACATAGACTTCGATGCAAAGAGGTTAGACTTAGAGCAAAGCAAGCGCAGAGCAGATGTACACATCCCTATTGATGGTGGCCTGATTAAGATGCTTATACAACAAAGAGAAGACTTTGGGTTTCAAGATTATGTAGCACCTAGAGTTACGCATAGAAATGGTAGCTACAGCCCTTACGATATTCAAGAGGTGTCTATCTTAGTTAATGAAGTTAAAGAAGAGGCAGGGCTACCTAATGAATTATGGGGTATGGATTTAAGACGCACAGGCATTACTGAGATGGTAGAGGCAGGTGTAGACATTACAGGTATTATGCAAGTCTCAGGACACAACAGCCCCGAAAGTGTAAGACCTTACTTAGTTAATACATTTAGTGGGGCATCAACAGCAATAAACAAAAGAAAGGCTAATAAGAAATGAAACACATTAAAGTATGGACAGACGAAGAGAAGTTATACATAAATGAAAACTTTAGGTATGAACCTGATACAGGTTTAATTTACTATAAGAAACCCACGTATAAAACTGGTTCTAAAAGAAAACTGGATAAACCCGTTGGAACTTACTTAAGTAGTGGGTATTTACAAATACCTATATCTTTTAATAGACGAAGATTTAAAATCAGATCGCATAGAATGGCTTGGTATTTGTACTACGGAAAAGTACCAGTCGATTTAATAGATCACATAGATCACAATAAAATTAATAATAGGATAGATAACCTAAGAGAAACTAATTCCTCTAAAAATGTCAGGCACTCTAGTATACAAAAAGCTAAATTGAAAAAGTACTCAGAAGGACATTGCATAGGGGTACATAAAAGAAGAGATAATTTAAAAAAACCCTATCGAGCAACATATGGTATAAATAATAAAAAAATGTGTTTAGGTTACTACGCCACAATGGTTGAAGCCGCTAAAGTTAGAGATGCATATGTAATAGAGAAGTTTGGTTCAGTTTGTGGCCCTACAAATAAAGACATAGGTATATATTAATAATGAACATACAGTCTTACTTAGATACCTTAACAATAGCTGAAGGGCAACGCTTACGAATGAGTTGCCCTGTATGTAATTCTTACAATACCTTTACAGTTTTTAAAACAGATGGCGTGTTAGTCTATAATTGTTTTAAACTTAGTTGTACAAATAGTAGAGGTATGTACGGTGTAGGTCTTACAGCCGACGAGATAAAACTTAAGATGCAAGGCTACGTGAAAGATAGGCCTACATCTCTAGATCGTATGGTAGTGCCAGAATACTTAGTTAAACCAACAGTTGAGCATTACCTAATGCATAATTATGTAAAGATTTGGGACTTGTACGATGAAGACTTAATGTATGACGTTAAGGATAGACGTGCTGTATTTATGATTAAAGACAACAATAGATTGATTGATGCTGTAGGTAGGTCACTTGATGGTGGCGCGACTCCTAAATGGTTTAGGTACACGGGTGAAGCCTCTGTTTTTACTAGGATATTAGGTAACACCAACGGCATTGTAGTAGTTGTTGAAGACGTTATTAGTGCTATAACTATTGCAAAACTATATCCTAGGACAACAGGCCTAGCTATCTTAGGTACATCATTAGGTGAGGCACAAATGCAACATATTCAGAATTATTCTAAGGTAATCGTAGCGTTAGACCCTGATGCGGCACACAAGACTTTGCAGTACAAACGAGATATAGAGGCATGGACAGGGTTAGACACAATTGCTTTTAGACTTGTAGATGATATAAAGTATAAAGTAGAAGAAGACATAGATAGATTGGAGAAGTTATTAGTATGAGTATATGTGGTGAGATAGAAAACGTAAAGAATGAGATAAAAACACTTGAAGAGTTGATGGAAAACGAACCTAAAGATGGATGGAACGTCTGTAGTAATATATCTGTGATAGTAAATGCTTCTATTACATCAGCTAAAAGAAGACTAAAAGAATTGGAAGCCGTTCAATGATGGAATTAGCTCTTATCAGAACGCTGATGAACAAAGAGTTTTACGAGAGGCACAAAGGTATACGATGTCCAGATAAGATATTTACTAAAGATGTAAGAAAGATTAAACAAGCCTTAGACTACGCTATGATTAATTATGAAAATAGCTTGAGTCCTACCGACCTTGAAGCTATATTTTTCTCTACTAATCAGTCCTTAACTACATCTAACAAAGAAGCATATAAAACTTTATTTAAACGATTATCTAATGAACAACCTATGAATGACAACATAAGTGAAGACGTATTGTCTAAGTTGTTTCAGCAGGTTGTAGGTGAAGAGGTAGCTAACTTAGGTTTTGACTACGTTAATGGTACAGTTAATACGCTAGAGCCTATGCGTAAGATACTGGATGCATATCAAGATGACTTTACACCTAATCTAAAGGTAACATGGGAAGACATATCTATTGACACATTACTTGATGCGGCAGAGATACAATCGCAATGGACGTTTAACATACCTAGTTTAAAGCGTAAGGTTCAAGGCATATCAGGTGGACATTTTATCATTGTAGGTGCTAGACCTAACACAGGTAAGACATCCTTTCACGCCAGTCTTGTTGCTGCACCTGGTGGCTTTGCCCATCAAGGAGCTAAGTGTATAGTTTTATGTAACGAAGAACGATACGATAGGGTAGCAGGTAGATATTTATGTGCAGCATCCAGTATGTCCTTAAAAGAAGTCAAAGAAAATAGAGCATTAGCAGCATCTCGCTACAGCCCTGTACACGATAACGTTAAAGTAAAGGACAGTATGGGTAAGGACTTAGCTTGGGTAGAAGCTATTGTTAAACACAACCAACCCGACATAGTTATCTTAGACATGGGTGATAAGTTTGCACCTAAGACATCTGATAAGTCAGACATATATCTTAAAGATGCAGCAATATACGCTAGGAATATAGCTAAACAATATAATTGTGCAGTCATATGGATGTCTCAGTTAAGTGCAGCAGCAGAAGGTATAGTGCGTGTAGATCAATCTATGTTGGAAGGTAGTAAGACAGGTAAGGCAGCAGAGGCAGACCTTATGGTTCTTATATCTAAAAATTCTCCTGTTGTTAATGAGGGTGCAACAGAACAAGAAGAAGATACACAAAGGCACTTAGTGATAGCTAAGAATAAATTAACGGGTGGATGGCATGGCACTATTCATTGTAACTTGGATGGCAATCGAAGCCAGTACTTGGTGTAAGGAATTAGTATAATGGAAGGAGATGTTTTTTATTTTGAATACACTTACAAAAAGAACCTGCAAAGATTGTAAACTGACAAAACGTGCCGATTGTTTTGGTGTTGTTGATCGTTCTGGAAATAGAAGAGGTGTTTGCAAAAGTTGTTATAGTTACAGCAGGAATCCAAATGCTTGGAATAAAAACGTCATAAGAAAAAAACTATACGCTAGAAATAAAAGATGTTGTTCCATGTGTTATAAAATAAAAGACTTATCTTTTTTTCCGAATGATTATTCAGGTAGAGTATATAACAATAAAAAATCTTATTGTCTTACTTGTGCATACAGAATGAAAAATGATTATGTAAATAGAAATAAAGACAAGAAAGTTAATTGGAATAAAACTTACCGCACAAAAAACAAGGATAAAATAAATGAAAAATTCTATATATCACTAAGAAACAATCCACAGAAAAAAATAGCACATTTACTCAGGACGGGTGTGAATAAAGTCTTAAAAAGAAAAGGTCAAACTAAGGTTGGTAGTGTTACAGAATCTATAGGTTGTTCAAAAGAACAACTTGTGAAGCATATTGAAGATCAGTTTTACCCAAACAAAGAAACAGGAGAGTTAATGACATGGAGTAATCACGGAGTTAATGGTTGGCACATAGATCACATAAGACCTCTGTGCAGTGTTGATTTAGAAAACCAAAAGGATTTTGCTGAAGTAAGTTGTTATTTAAACCTGCAACCTCTTTGGTCTAAAGAAAACCTTTCTAAAAGCGGAAGATGGGATAAAGAATGAGACTTATACTTGACGTAGAGAATACAGTAACTAAACGTGGTGGTAAGAAACACTTAGATCCTTTTGAGCCTACTAACCATTTAGTACAGGTAGGGTTTAAGAACGTAGACAGACCTACAGAACGCTTTATGCTTACCTTTGACCACACTGAATACAAAGATCAAACAGGTGCTAACTATAAGTTAGTACAGCAAGCGTTAGACGAGACTACCTTACTCATTATGCACAACGCTCAGTATGATTTAATGTGGCTTTGGGCTAGTGGATTTACATATGACGGAGCTATATGGGATACAATGTTAGCTGCATATATTCTTGTACGAGGTCAGAAGTTTCCTCTTTCATTAGAACAATGTGCTATCAGAGAACACCTACCTTTCCAGAAGGATGACACACTAAAGACTTATTTTAAAAAAGGTTACAACACAGATGAGATACCCCTTAATGAACTAACGTATTACTTAGGGTGTGACTTAGATACTACGTGTGCCTTGTATGAACACCAACTCAAGAGCTATGCCTTAGATGAATCAAAAGGTATGACTACTGTAAGAGATCTTACGTTCAAGGTATGCCAGACACTTACTCGTATGTATATGTCAGGGTTTAAAGTAGATAGAGAAGCACTTGTACAAGTACGTAAGGAGTTCGAAGAAGAGAAGGCTGACATAGAAGAGCGGCTACACCATAAAGTTAAAGAGTTGATGGGTGACACACCTATAAATTTAAACTCTCCAGAACAGATGTCTCAAGTTATATTTAGCCGTAAGGTAAACAACAAGAAAGAATGGGCAGACTTGTTTGAATATACAAAAACTCCTGCTGAGTATAAAGATGCAGTAGAAGCGAACAGTAAAATAATAAGAAGAACTAAAGCGTTTACGTGTCCTGTATGTAAGGGTGACGGCAAGACATATAAAACCAAGAAGGACGGATCAAGGTTTGCTAAACCTAATAAGTGTGTTGATTGTACAGCTAGAGGCTACCAACTTAAACAGTTAAATCATTTAGCTGGGCTAGGCTTCACTGCTCCAGGAAAAAAATGGGTGAGTGCTAATGGTTTTAGTACATCAAAAGGTAACTTAGAGACACTAATATCTACAGCTAAGAATAGAGGTATGACTGAAGCTATAAACTTCTTGACAGATCTTAAACGTCTGTCTGCTGTATCGTCTTACCTATCTTCTTTTGTTGAAGGTATAGATGTCTTTACTAAACCTGATAACTTCTTACACGTAAACCTGACACAACATATTACATCTACTGGTAGGTTCTCAGGGCGTAACCCTAATATGCAGAATATGCCTAGAGGTAATACGTTCCCCGTTAAGAAAGTGTTTATCTCTAGATGGGATGGTGGGCAGATCCTAGAGGCTGACTTTGCTCAATTAGAGTTCCGCGTTGCTGCTTTCCTCTCACAGGACCCTGTAGCTATCGCTGAGATCAATACAGGCTTTGATGTACACTCCCACACGGCTCAGGTTATCACAGACTCAGGACAGCCTACAAGCCGTGTGGAGGCAAAGCAGCATACGTTTGCACCTCTCTTCGGAGCTACAGGATATGGTAGAAGTAAGGCTGAAGAAGCGTACTACATACAGTTCATTCAGAAGTATGAAGGTATAGCTGCGTGGCATCAAGAGTTGGCTGAAGAAGCATTACGCTTTGAGAAGATCACGACACCTAGCGGTAGGCAGTATGCTTTTCCTGGTGTAGAGCGTAGAAAGAATGGTGGGGTGTCTAGCTTCACTATGATTAAGAATTACCCTGTGCAAGGCTTTAGTACTGGAGATATAGTACCCCTTGTATTAATAGAGCTAGAAGAAAGACTAAGTAAGTTACAGTCTTGTCTAGTTAATACGGTGCATGACTCAACAGTAGTTGACGTACACCCAGAAGAAGTACCGTATGTTAAGTCTATAATAGATACACTTAATGAAGATCTTAATGATATTATAGAAGAAGCATATGGTGTAACCATGAACGTTCCACTACTTTTAGAAGCTAAAATCGGACCCAATTGGCTTGACACAAAAGACGTTTAATGGTATAACTTAGGTTCATTTTTTGACAGTAAAAGGATATACAAATGTCAGACATAGCACTCGTACCTAATGAAGGTACATCAATAGCAGAAATGATGGGCATACCACAAACAGGTAGCGCATCTTCAACAACGCAATCTTCTTTGGCAAGCCTCAGTGTCTTAAATGATGCTATCATGGGTTTAGTTGAAGTGAACGGCAAAAAAGTTAAGACGGAGATAGTTCCTGGAACATCTTTTAAGTTTAGAATTAGTGAAGATAACATAGTGTACAGTGACACTGTAACAGTTCGTACTTTTGCAATACGCCAAAGATGGTCTAAATGGTTAGCAGAAGATGGAAACTACGTTAAAAGTATTATGGCTAATGACCTTAAGGCTGACTTAAAAGACAGTAAAGGTGGCTTTAACTGCGGCAGACCTGCAGGTTACGTACAGGACTTTCACTCTTTAGCGGATAACATTCAACAAGCTATGAGATCTTCACGAAGAACACAAGTTATACTAGGTATGCTACAGTTAGATAACCCTGTAGATATTGAAGGTAATATTGTTCTGGATCACACTGATACATGGTTTCCCTTTGTTTATGAAGTAAGAGCAGGTGAGTCTATTAAATCTATAAACGAAATAAATAGCAGTCTATCACGCAAGAATATGTTACCTATACAACATACTGTAAAGCTTACAGGTGTAGAACGTATAGGTGCTAGTGGTAAACCCTATGCAGTATTTGAAGCAGCCTTACATGAACCCTGTGATTTACAGGAAAAAGATAATGAAACGCTGCGTGACTTTATGGATTGGATTAATAAGCAGAACCAGTATGTATTAGGTGAGTGGGATAAGTTTAATTTATCTTCAGATACTTTTGATGCAGATGATTCTGCGTTAATAAACTCTATGGTAAACGTAGAGGAGTCTGTATAATGCATCCAGCAGAGCTAAAAATTTCTTTATTTCTCCAGAATGCTCTTGCTGGTAAAACAACTATTACTGAAGAGGTGGCTGATAAGGTCGCCTCTGATGTAAAAGAAGCTGTGTTTAAACAGTTTTCTGGTGGGCCTCGTGATAAGTTTAGACTAAGAATGTCTAACATAGGAAAGCCTAAGTGCCAGTTGTGGTTTCAAAAGAACAACCCTAAAGTAAAAGCACCTTACCCACCAAGCTTCTTAATTAATATGATTACAGGTGATATTATTGAGGCTGTATTTAAAGGCTTACTTAGGTCAGCAGGTGTGACCTTTGGTGATAACGATAATGTAGAGTTAGACTTAGGTGAGCTAGGTAAAATAAAGGGTGAGTACGATATGATATTAGATGGAAGTGTAGACGATGTTAAGTCTGCCTCTGATTATTCATACACCAATCGTTTTGAATCGTTTGATAGACTACAATCAGATGATACATTCGGTTACATACATCAACTTGTAGGTTACGCAGTAGCTTCAGGCAAAGACATGGGTGGCTGGTGGGTTGTAAATAAAAAGGATGGCGCATTTAAATATATATCAGGTAGTACAGTAAACCAAGAAGAAATAATGGAGAGTATTAAAGATAAAGTATCTTACATAAATGAGGATAAACCTTTTGAAAAGTGCTTTAAACCTGTACCTGAATACTATAGAAGAAAAGCATCAGGTAATTTAAAGTTAGGCAAAGCGTGTGGTTGGTGTGATTTTAAAACTACGTGTTGGAAAGAACTACAGAGACTACCATCAAGAGTATCAACAGCTAAAGTAAAACCTATGGTTGATTACGTATTAATAAATGACAATGAGGAAACAGTTATATGAGCAATACATTTACAATAGAAGATAAGTCTTACACAGAAGAAGATATGAATGCAGATCAAAAACGATTATTTAACACCATATTAAATATAAAAAGTGAAATAGGGTCAGTTAAATTAAAGTTTGATAGCTACGACACCTACGCTAAAGTTCTTAGCCAACAATTAGCACAGTCCTTAACTTCAGATAGTGTAGACGAGCCTAGTGAAGCGTAGGTATAATTCTAATTGGAGTACCTATCGTAGCGGTTTAGAAGACAAGTTAGTAGATAGCTTATCTAAAATACAAAAAGAAGTCAGGTATGAAGAGTTAAAGATAGAATGGGAAGACCTGCGCTATCGAACTTATACGCCTGACTTCTTGTTAGATAACGGTATCATAGTTGAAGCTAA